TCTTCCACAAAAGGATCAAATTTAAAAACGGAAATATTTTTTATATCTCTGGTAGATATAGCATTACCACAACCATAATCTATAATACTGCTGGCATTAAATAAAGTTATTAACTTTTTCGTATCAACACATGTTTCATTATAAAAAAAATGATAATAATTATCTCTCCGAAGTTTTATCCAAATTTCAGAATATCTTTTATTGTATTCTATTGTCCAAGTTTTTTTATCAGAATTCACTAAATTTAAAATCCTAATCTTTTAGACAAACATTCTTGCAAATCTTTGATTTATATCTTCCCCAGGCAATATCACGGGATTCAACATGAATGCGGGAGTAAAGCCGTCAAAAGCACCGCCCTTATCCATAAATCGGGCCGTTTCCTTCGCGTCATCCTCAAAGTAAAATGTGCGAATGATTTGGTCTGTTTGCTTCTCATAGACATTCCAGAAATAGTCATCTGCAATGTGAGTGACTTCAACACTATACTTCTTCATTACTTGTTGCTCCTAACTCCGAGTTGTAGTGTGTATGCAAATGCTTCCCGTTCAAGAAGAAGTTCCCTTCTTATATCGGTTGAATATGTTTCCATAATCTCTAACGCCAATTGATGTGATAATTTTTCTTGAACATATTTTTGGATGTATGAAACATTTGGTGCATTTTCAATTTCATATCTATTCATAATACATCTAGCGGCTATAAGATTATCATCCAAATGCGGTCTATATTTTGTTACAGCTTTTTGATCCAATGGAATAGATGAGTCAAAAAGATTTTCCTTTCCTTTATTCACAACAAAGTATCCGCGTTCTTTGAGATAGTCCAAACAAAACTTAGTCCTGTCTGTGGCCATCTCAAACTTTTTTGCTTCTAATTGTTTTTCAAGTGACTCAATCATATCATCTCTCATACATTACGCTGAATGCAAGACTTATCCTATCATCTTCTGTTTCATTTGTTTTAACACCATGAACAAGATAACTAGGAAATAGAATTATCATACCTTCTTCCGGTTCAACTTCTGTATATGAGGCAAGTCTAGAATATATCAAAGAACATGATCCAGCTAGATTAGGATTCATGAAATATAAATTTCCATCTTTACCATTTGTCTTATAATAATATGTGCCTGAAACGTCAGTAGGTGTATGTGTATGCGCATGGGTGTAGTTGCCTTTGACATTCTTTGTCATCCAACTAACTCTTCTCTTATAAGGCATATAAGGAAACTGGATCATTTCAATATATCTAGCAATATGAATATCCATTGCATATTCAAATCTATTTAAATTAAAATCTGATACAATATCTTTATTTATAGGAGTTGTGCTTGTACTATGAAAAACATTCCATTTATCTTCCAGATTATCAACACAATTTGACAGCTCATTCTGGACTTCTTCCAGAAGAGGACTTTCCAATTTTGAAACATAAATGGGAACACCAAATAGATGAGCAACTTTTGACATATTATACCTTCAATCTTCTAAATTTATCTCTAGTGTTTATCTCGGACTTATCAAATGGAGGCGGATCATCTTGTCCAGAATCCGAAATGTCTGCTTGTGCTGATTGTTCTACATCATACAGTTTCATCTTTGATCTGTCAATACCAATTGCAAATCTTTTATTCACTGTTGGATCGCTATATCGGTTTTTCAGTTGTTTGACGATAATCTGCCCCACTGTTTCTAGATTTTCGTTTGTCTGAAGCGCAAACATAAAGTCCGCAGTAGCAGGAAGACCAAATGATTCCGAAGTATCTGTCAATTCAATATCGGAAGATGAATAGCCCTGTCTAGTTGTCTGTGTCGCAGTGACAAGTGGAATGTTATACTCAACAGCCATACCACGAAGCTCTTCTGCAATACTCTTGACATAGGTATATGAATTAACACCACCACCTGGTTTGATTCTGGCAGACATACAGATATTCAAATAGTCAATGAATATAATATCTGGCTTGAATGACTTCTTCAAATTCAGTTCATTCATCAATGATTTGAAATGAATTGTAGAAGCACCAGCAGTAGGATACTCTTTAATGATTAGTTTACCGTCTGTCTTTTTCTTTAAACGATTAGCCTTTTGCTCGTACAATTCTTTTGGAAGAGCGAGCAGGTCTTCAAAAGTAGTATTCATTAAGTTTGCGTCAATACGTTTCGCAACCTCTTCTTCTGCAAGCTCTAGAGTGATGTATAATACATTCTTACCCATGTTCAAGCATGATGCGATGATCGAATGGTATCAAACACAAAAACGAATATTTGAAAGTGTGAAATGACAGAACTGACAAAAGAACAATTAAAACAACTTCTGCCAAAGAACCCATATATTGATCATTGGCACCGCGCACTATCGCAGTTGCTACCAGATTATGGTATCAATACGCCACAAAGAATAGCAGCGTTTGTTGCTCAGTGTGCTCATGAGTCTGGTGGATTCACGACACTCAAAGAGAACCTCAACTACCGCTGGGAAACTCTTCGCCGGTTATTCCCAAAATACTTCCCTACAGATGATTTGGCAAAAGCATATGCTAACATGCCAAACAAACAAGAAGCAATTGCAAACAAGGTGTATGCGAGTAGGATGGGTAACGGGCCAGAGGAATCTGGTGATGGTTATCGGTTTTGCGGCCGCGGCTTGATTCAATTGACAGGTCGTGATAACTATACATTTTTTGCAGGTTCGCTCGGTATAACAGTTGAGGAAGCATCGGAATATCTTCAAACTTTTGAAGGAGCAGCTCAATCAGCATGCTGGTTCTGGGAAACTAACAACCTCAATCAATGGGCGGATAAAGGTGACATCGTCACACTAACTAAGCGTATCAACGGTGGTACTATCGGTCTTGATGATCGCATTAAGCATTACGAACACGCGCTTCACGTACTAGGTGCTCACTAATGAACAACGACTTAAAACTAATTAAATTTTTGGTATTGCTGTTAGCATTGCCTGTTGGTCTTGCATTCTTCGGTGGTGATCGTTTTAGATACCCCTGTCAGGATCCTCAAAACTGGGATAAGGCAATATGTCAGAAACCACAATGTGACGTGACAAGAACGTGTCCTGAGCACGTGTTTAAGGGTCAGAGAGATCCACGTCTCGGCGCACCTCCAGATCAACAACCGATAGGTGCCTCGACACCAGCACAAACAGGAGTAACTTGCAAATGAGCATGATGGATCTATTCAAATCAACCCCTAAAGAGCCGCAGCCAGTGTTCTTCTATACTGAAGAGCAACTAATGGCTCGTCTGAAATTCTTTATCGGTGTATGTCTTGCGCTTACATTGACAGGTATTGTGTTCGTTGTTCTGTACTCGATCATCTTTGTTACGCAGCCTCTCAACGCAATCTCTCCTATCGATCAAAAGTTCTTTGAACTGATTGTTCCTATTGCAACGTTCCTAACAGGTACACTTTCCGGTATCATGCTATCAGGAGCAAAAAAGGAAGATCAGGAAGCAATGCTTGCTGCACAAAAGCAAGCAGAATCTAACTTTGCCGAAACAAAGAAAGCAATCTCTGCACCTCCTCCTGTAGAGCGTAAAGAGCCTAATTTCAACGTAGGTGGTGGAGCTCCTATGGCTGGTGGATATCAAATGCAACCGCAACCTGTTGTTGGTTATGGTGGTAAGCTAGCACCGCCGCCAGCGCCGCAACCAGAAATCTAATATGTGGGTTTCAACGCTACTTGAAGACAGTCATAACAAGTCAATGAGCAGCAAGCGTGTTGTCACGCTTCTTGCTTTTGCGATGTGTTGTTGGGGGTTTGTAGCTGATGCGCTCGGTTACAATATCAACCCCGATATCTTCGATTCAATGATGTACATTGTGATTGCAGGGCTGGGTATGACGGCCTCTGAAAAATTTGCACCAATAAATAGTAAAACAAAAACAAACCAGGGGATACTATGAAAAAATTAGCCGCAATACTGTTGTCTTCACTTCTTTCTTTCGGTATCGTAGCGCCTGTCCAGGCGGACGGAGAGACTAAGAAAGTTTGCGTTGATGTAAAGGACAAAGAGGGCAAGGTTGTTAAGAACAAAGACGGTTCTGTAAAACAAAATTGCAAAGAGATGAAAGTTCATCAAAAACTTGAGGGTACAAAGGTTCCGGAGAAGAAATGATGGAAACTTTTGATACCGGTGCAAGGATAGCTGTTTTGGAAAACGAACTAAAAAACATTGTGTCTGAACTAAAGGAACACCGAAAAGATTCACGCGATCAACACTATCAAATGATGGAGAAGATCAGCGAACTAGACAAACGTCTTCAGATAGTTGAACGGTGGCGTTGGATGGTTGTTGGTGGTGCAATTGCTCTTGGTTACTTTATTTCGCACTTTTTAAAATAAACGTTGACTTGTTCAACCTGAACCCCTATAATCGGTGAGATTGTAGGGGTTTTTTTATTATGCATTGGATTGATCTAAAATACATTGGTGGTCTGGCACCGCGTCTTTCGATGTTTGCAAAAAGGGACGATAACGTCTGGAATATGCGATGTCCTATTTGTGGGGACTCGCGTAAAAGCAAAACAAAGGCGCGTGGTTACATTCTCGGCAAGGGCGGGAAGTTCATGTATACATGCCACAACTGTGGTGTTTCCATGACGTTTGGGCGCTTCCTCGAGACGGTTGATCCAACAGCGTACGAAGAGTACAAGCGCGAGACGTTTCTTGAAAAGTATGGTAACCGTACAGAGCGGATTGTTGAGCCAGCGCCTGACATCTCTAAGTTCATTACACCGAAATTCATCAAGTATACAGCACTCGCTGATCTGCGTAAAATATCACAGCTAGCACTTGATCACCCGGCAAGACGATATGTTGTATCGCGACAAATACCTCCTCATATGCATTCTCGGTTGTTTTATGCACCAAAGTTTAAGACATGGACAAACAAGCTGAAGCCAAATAAGTTTGACCCGGAAAAGATTGGCAAAGATGAACCGCGCCTGATCATCCCCTTTGTTGACCAACAAGGAAATTTATTTGGGTATCAGGGCCGAGCTTTCTTTGACGTCGAGCCTAGATACATTACCATAATCTTAGATGATGAGAAGCCACGTGTCTACGGGCTTGATCGAATTGATTTAGGTAAGCATGTGAACATTGTTGAAGGTCCAATCGATTCAATGTTCGTCACTAACTGTCTTGCGATGGGCGGCTCCCATCTTGATAAGACAGTAGCAGCTCTTGGATTACAGCCAGAGAAGGTAACAATGGTGTATGACAATGAGCCACGCAATAGAGAAATTGTCGGTGCTATTGAAAAAGCAATCGATAATGGATACAATGTGTGTATTTGGCCCGATAAGCACGAATACAAAGACATCAATGATATGATCAAAGGTGGATACACAACAGACATGGTGGATACGTTGATAAAGAATATGACGTATCGTGATTTACTAGCAAAAATGAGGTTAACACAATGGAAGAAATGCGGAACGTAGGTAGCGATGGGAGAACGTTTCTCTCAGAGTTTTTTGGTAGAGACAACAAACGATCAGCATGCGTTTATACCGGGTGGCAAGGTTACAGTGTAGATTTTCTGATTGACGGGAAAGTCGTTGAACGGCGCAATGTATGGGAGCATACCCGTCAATATGCTGAGGATGCGTGTGAAAATTGGATTATGGAGATTATTTGAATGAATGTTAAGCTGATTAGTTACAGTAAACCGAGTAAAGAACTGATTTCGGAGGGACTATATGACATACAAGAGCTCATTGCATACTGCGCACGTGTCAGCAATCCAGCGAACCAATTTAACACGGAAACTTCCGAAAAACTCATCAAATACCTCATCAAGCACGCCCACTGGAGTCCGCTCGAAATGGTCTCCGCATGTCTCGAAATCACTACCACGAGAGACATCGCACGTCAGATACTCCGCCACAGAAGTTTTAGCTTCCAGGAGTTCTCCCAGCGTTACGCGGACCCCACAAGGGAATTGGATTTCGTATTACGAGACGCTCGTTTACAGGACCCACATAATCGACAAGCTAGTGTAGAGTTAGATCTTACCCGTAATGACGAACATCGTCAGATTGCATATCAATGGCAACAGATGCAAAATCGCGTGATAGCTGAAGCTAAAAACGCATACGAGTGGGCAGTTGCAAAGGGGATTGCAAAGGAACAAGCGCGCGCGGTTTTGCCGGAAGGTTTGGTGGAATCTCGCCTCTACATGAACGGCACTCTGCGCTCATGGATTCACTATATACAACTCCGCTCTGCGAACGGTACGCAGAAGGAACATTCAGAGATTGCAAGAGTCTGCGCCGGCGTGATCGCAGAGATTTTCCCTCTTGCCAATCAACTTACATCACAATAATAATACTTGGAGTTTTCATATATGCCCGAAACATATCTTGGCATAGAGGTCGACTATTCACGCGATTCTCTTTTTGATCAACTTGGCATTAAGCGATTACAAGAATCGTACATGCGCGAAGATGAGACATCCCCACAACACCGCTTCGCATTCGTATCAGAAAAGTTTGGGAGTAACAAAGCTCATGCGCAAAGGCTTTACGACTACGCTAGTCGACATTGGTTGTCTTATTCTACCCCCATTCTTTCTTTTGGCCGCAGCGCCCGCGGTCTTCCTATTAGCTGCTTTCTTCCATATCTACATGATAGTTCAGCTGGTTTGGTCGACACTTTATCGGAAGTTAATTGGCTGAGCATGCTCGGCGGAGGAGTTGGAATTGGAGTTGGAATCAGATCAGCCGATGATAAGTCCGTTGGCGTTATGCCTCATCTTCGCACTTATGACGCTAGTAGTCTCGCTTACCGTCAAGGCCGCACACGTCGTGGTTCTTACGCTGCTTACTTGGATATCAGTCATCCTGACATTCATATTTTTCTCGAAATGAGGAAACCAACTGGTGATCCGAATATGCGGACGCAGAACTTGCACCACGGAATCAATATTCCAGATTCTTTCATGCAAATCATTGAAAACTGCATGAAGGATCCGAATGCTGATGATAGCTGGGAATTGAAGGATCCGCATAACGGCGAAGTTCGCGAAGTTGTATCAGCAAAAGAGCTGTGGGTTAAGATCCTTGAATTGCGAATGATGACTGGTGAGCCATATTTGCACTTCATAGACACGAGTAATCGCGCTATGCCGCAGTTTCAGAAAGATCTTGGTTTGAGTATCAAGCAGAGTAATCTGTGCAGTGAGATTATATTACCAACGGATAAGGACCGTACAGCTGTGTGTTGCTTGTCATCGGTAAACTTGGAATATTATGATGAGTGGAAAGATAGTAAACTCTTTCTCCGCGATATCGCAGAGATGCTCGATAACGTTCTTCAGTACTTCATTGATAACGCTCCTGACAGCATATCACGTGCAAGATTCAGTGCTGAGCGCGAACGCTCTATTGGTATTGGCGCCCTTGGCTTTCATGCTTACCTCCAAAAGCAAAACACACCATTCGAGGGAGTGATTGCTAAGTCCCTCAACAATCAGATATTCAAACACATTAAGACAAAACTCGATGAAGCAAACCTCCAACTTGGATATGAGAGAGGTGAAGCTCTCGATGCTCGTGGCACTGGCCGCCGTTTTAGCCACCTCATGGCTATTGCTCCCAATGCTTCTTCTTCTATCATTATGGGTAATACCAGTCCTAGTATTGAGCCATATCGTGCTAATGCGTATCGTCAAGACACATTATCAGGAGCGCACCTCAACAAAAACCGATACCTAGACAAGATCATTACACAATACTGTGATGCTCCTCCTGTTGATGGGAAGATCGGAATGGATTATGATGAGATTTGGTCAAGCATTATTGCAAACGATGGTTCCGTTCAACATCTCGAATGGATGGATGACTGGACAAAGGATGTGTTTAAGACGTCAATGGAGATTGACCAGCGCTGGATCATCGAGCATGCTGCAGACCGTCAGCAATACATTGATCAGGCTCAGTCACTGAACGTTTTCTTCAGACCAGATAGCGATGTCAAGTACATTCACGCTGTTCACTTCCTTGCCTGGAAGCTTGGCCTGAAGACAATGTACTATTGCCGCAGTGAGAAGCTTGCTAAAGCAGACAAAGTATCGAAAAAGATTGAACGTGTTATTATGCAAGAGATTGACCTGAAAGCAGTTGCTGAGGGTGACGTCTGCTTGGCATGTGAGGGTTGAAATGAAGTTACTTAAATTTGAAGCTGAGTGGTGCACAAGATGCAAGCAGGTTGACAAGATATTGGAGACGATGACGTTGCCTTTTCCTGTTGAAAGAATAGATGCTGATAAGGAAACAGGTTTACTTTTGGAGTATGGTGTCAGAGGCATACCTCACATGATCCTGCTTGATGAAAACCATAACATCGTCACCCGCATTGGTGGTGTTCTTAACAAACAACAATTAGAAGAAGCATTTAATCTACAATGAACGCAACTCGTAAAAAACTAAAATTAACAGACGAACGTAACTTTTTTAAACCGTTTAACTATCCTTGGGCATACGAAGCATGGCTCAAACATGAACAGAGTCATTGGCTCCATACAGAGGTTCCAATGCTAGAAGATGTCAAGGATTGGAAAAGTAAACTAACAGATGAAGAGAAGAAATTCCTTACTCACATCTTTAGATTCTTCACGCAAGGTGATATTGACGTTGCAGGTGGTTATGTAAACAACTACCTTCCACACTTCCCTCAACCAGAAGTGCGAATGATGCTAGCAGGGTTTGCTGCAAGGGAAGCATTGCACGTTGCTGCCTACAGTCATTTGATCGAAACGTTGGGTATGCCAGAGTCGACATACAACGAGTTCTTCGAATATCAAGAGATGAAGGACAAGCACGATTACTTCTTATCGATTGCTGGTCAAGATGCGAATACGATTGCACAACAGATTGCAGCGTTTAGTGCTTTCACGGAAGGTATGCAGCTATTCTCTAGCTTCATCATGTTGCTCAACTTCCCGCGTCATGGTAAGATGAGAGGGATGGGACAGATTGTTACGTGGTCTATTGTTGATGAGACAATGCACGCCGAATCAATGATCAAACTGTTCCGTACTTTTATTGAAGAGAACAAGGATATTTGGAATGATGAGCTTAAGGGTCAGATCTATACTATTGCAGAGAAGATGGTTGAGCTGGAGGACCGTTTCATTGACCTTGCTTTCTCTCTTGGCCCTATGGATGATCTATCCAGTGATGATGTTAAGCATTACATCAGATACATTGCTGACAGACGCCTTATCAGTCTTGGGCTTAAGGGTGTCTTTAAGGTGAAGAAGAATCCTCTACCATGGGTTGAGGAAATGATCAACGCACCGACACATACAAACTTTTTTGAAAACAGAGCGACTGATTATGCAAAAGGCGCTCTTACTGGATCATGGGAAAACGTATGGGCGAAAGCAGCGTAACATTCAAAGATGGTACGGTTTACAATTTAGAAGAGCACTTCCCTAGCGATGCACGTAAGGTTGCTCTATCAATGTCTGGAGGCGTGGAATCCACGCTTCTAGCGTGTATCTTGGCGCAGCGTTATGGTAGACATAACGTTCTCGTATTCTCTGGCCAATATGAGGGACGTAGATGGTGGGAATCCTCACATCCCGCGTTCATCTGTAGACAGCTTGGAATTAAACAACACATACCTGTCCCTCAAACGAACCATCATATGTCGCCTAGTGACAACTGGTCAATGTTTTCAAGAGCAAGGCAGTTGTACAGCTTTGATCTATGGTTTAATGGAACAAACGCAAAGCTTTTCTCCGGTCGCAACGTTACCGAAGAGGATACCGTTGAACGGATAAAGCGGCAAGGCTATCGTGTGCCGTTTGTATGGTTGGAGAAGTGGCAAACTATAGAGCTGTATTACTTGCTCAAACAGCCATACCTGATACAGCTGGCACATTCCTGTACCGAACAACCACCAGAGCAAGGACACTGTGGCAAGTGCTATTGTTGCCGTGAACGCGCTTGGGGATTTCATACGCTCGGAAAAACAGATCCTACTACATATGCTATGCCTACGTCGCACGTTGTGCGCGAGGCAGAGAAATATTTAGAGGAGGATCTTTATGATAGACAACGAGCCGGAACCGCATCTTTGCTTTGAGTGTGATGCGGAATTTATTGTCCATACACCATACGATGTTATAGACCCTGTATCGTTTTGTCCGTTCTGTGGTAGTGAGGTTGAAGCGACAGAGGATGAACTAGACGATGATGAGTTAGATGAAGACGATGATGATTCGTTGGTGTATAGATGACGTGGTTTTATAAGGGCGAGCCTTATGAACAACCAGCAGAAGAGCATTATGGGTTTGTATACAAGATAACAAATTTACAAACCCAGCGCGCTTACATTGGCAAGAAGTTATTTTGGTTTAAAAAGACTAAAACTCTCAAAGGTAAAAAGAAAAGATATCTTGCAGCTTCTGACTGGAAATCATATTATGGTAGTTCGAAAGAAGTTCAAAAAGATGTCGAACAACTTGGTGAAGATCAATTCCGTAGAGACATTCTCGTTTTGTGTAAGAACAAGGGAGAATGCTCATACTACGAAGCAAAAATGCAATTTGATCATGATGTTTTGAAAAATCCAAGCATGTTCTATAACGATTGGATTATTTGCAGAGTACATCGCAAGCATATATTATGAAATTAATACCGTTAGACCCTGTTGGTGTAGAGGTGACAGGGATCAACCTCGAGACCGCTACGGAAGAACAATACAGATTCATTCGTAACGCTTTCATCGAGCATCAGCTTGTGGTCATGAGAGAACAGAACAGCGATTGGCCAATTCACTACGCACGTCTTGTTGAACGTGTGAGTTCAAGAGGGATCACTGATCTAAAGTATTGTACAGGTAATGTTAATGGATTCCAAATCAATCCTTGGCATTCGGAACCTGTTCAACCGTCCCGCTGGGACACCTCTATTCAGTTTCCTGTTCAGAGAGTGACCGGTGAACGATTCAACGGTGAGCAACCTGGTTTATTTCCAACAGGTCAGTTAAACTGGCATTCTGATAGAATGAGTCCTATGCATGTTAACGGTACTGCGTTGATGGCTCACAAGCCAGTAAACAGTTCAACGAGCTTTATCCACACACCTAGTGTGTATAAAGATCTTCCGGATCACATAAAGGATATGTGTGAGCGTGCTGTTTGCTATTACAAGTTTGATCCAAATAGGTTGTCACCTGATACAACTGAACGGTGCAAACACATGCTAATGAAAAGTCAGATCCGTCAGTACAACAGAGTTGAGTTTTCATTTCCTCTTCTGATAAAGAACGCAACTAAGTCAGTCACCGGGTTGTACTTCAACTACAATATGCACTGTAGATTGACCGGTACTGGAACGTATGAAGGCGATCATCAGTTGTTTTCTCTGATTAAACAGCGTATACTGCAGCCTCAATACAAATACAGACACTGGTGGAAGAAGGGCGACATCGTTTTATTTTCACAGGATCTGACACTCCACACGCGTGAAGAGATAACAAACGAGCAACTAGAACAAAGATTGCTCTTTAGATATGGTTTTCACACGGACCCTGTTGTCTGATATTAGTTAATGGTGTAGTATACCGAATGGAGGTATATTATGAAACGACAACAATTTGTCACAAAACCTAACTTTGTTCTGTTCAATCGTTTGAACAATGAACAAATTACTGGTGACTTGATTAACGAAGACGAGATCGAAGGGAAGCATTTCTATGTTCTCCGCATCGGTCAACGTACTTTGAAATTGGCGAAGGATGCATATACGCCAAAAAAAGTTACAACTCGTTGACTAGTCAGTTTTCTTGCTGTATGATCCCGTAACCCTGAGAGATCAGGTATTTTTAATTTGAAAGGACTTTTATTATGTCACAAAAAAGCAAGCTCGCACAAGCCTTCATGAATGGCGCAGAACTCACCTCTAAGCAGATCCGTGCTCAGTTCAAGATTGCTTCCCCTACCAAAATCGTGAGCCAGCTCCGTTTGGAAGATGGTCTATCGATCTACTGCAACAAGCGTGTAGATACCAAGGGTCGCGAGACACGTAAGTTCCGTCTTGGAGCTCCTCGTTCTAGCATTGTAGCAGCTGGCTACCGTGCTGCTTCTCTAGGCCTTGTCTAATTAGACAAACTAGGGTATAGTAAAGGGACTTCGGTCCCTTTTTTTATTTGGAGAATACAATGACTGGTATTGAAACGCACGACATTAACGAGACATACTACACAAAGGCTGATGAGAAAGCACGGAAAACTTTTCGTGATTGGCTCAAGGGTATGCTTCACGTCGGGCCGGTGACAGTGTCGTTTGTTAAAAAAGATGGCTCTATCAGAGAGATGAATTGCACGCTTGAGGAAAGCGTTGTGATTCCTCATGAAAAGACAACTGACCGCGTCAAGGAACAAAACGAAGATGTGTGTCCTGTTTGGGATATAGATAAGCAAGCGTGGCGCTCATTTCGTTATGACGCTGTAACAAAAATTGTACTTGAAATTGCCGTTGATTAACTATGATCTTAAAAGATGGAAAACACTTAAAGGTTGGGTTCACGTGTTCGACGTTTGACTTGCTACATGCCGGTCACATTCTCATGCTTGAAGAAGCAAAGCAGCAATGTGATTACTTGATATGTGGACTACAGACAGATCCAACTATTGATCGCCCAACAACAAAAAACAAACCGATTCAATCAGTCGTTGAACGATACATTCAACTTCAGGCCGTGCGCCACGTTGATAATATCATGGTTTACAGTACAGAACAAGATTTAATTGATCTAATTCAGTTCTTGCCAATTGATATCCGTATCCTCGGTGAAGAGTATCGGGATAAAGAGTTTACTGGTAAAAAAGAATGCGAACAGCTTGCCATTGCTTTCTTTTTCAATAGTAGAACTCATCGCTTCAGCAGCACGGAGTTGCGCAACCGCGTATCCCGTCAACATACTCTCATCTCTTCAGTGGATAAAGTCACACCACATGGAATTTGTGCGGATGGTATGGTGCATGAAATTTATACACCGTCAGTTGTAACTAGCAATGCTTATCACAATGTATCAGAAGCAGACTTCAAACCTGCTGTAATGAAAAAAGAGTCTTGGTCTGAACCATGAACGTTTTAATTACAGGAGCATGTGGTTACATTGGTAGTGTCCTCACAGCAATGATGGCAGAGCGTGGCCATTATGTGTTTGCCTGTGATAATAATTTGCAAGCGACCGATCCTCCTAACATTGTTCGACGGTACCGTAGTTCGTTTGATGATGATTACATCATCCATCAACTACAACTGTACAAGATTGACTTAATCGTGCATTTAGCTGCTACGAGTACAGTTGGACCTGATGCTACGGATCCGTTATCGTATTTGAACAATAATACGGCTAAGACGATCACCTTGTTAAATAAACTCAAAGATATAAAATGGGAAGGTCATTTTGTCTTTGCCAGCACTGCTGCTGTGTATGATGCATGTGACGAGGCATTAAGTGAAGGATCTCTTGTCAAACCCACTTCCGTATATGGACTAAGTAAGTCTCTTTGTGAGACTGCTCTCGGATATGCAAAACAATCTGGAATTAAGACGACTGTATTTCGTTTCTTTAATGTAGCAGGAGCATATAATGGATTTGGTGAAGAACAAGAAGATACCCACTTACTCTCCAAAATTTGCCATAGCGTGGCTAATGATCAAGAGCTTATTGTTTTTGGTGATGATTATCCCACTCGCGATCGTACATGCGTTCGTGATTACGTTCATGTATGTGATATCTGCGAAGCGATTATTTGGGTGTTGGAAGACGAAAGACAAGGAGTATACAACCTTGGAACAGAGCGCGGACTTACAGTTAAAGAAATGATCGAACAGTTCGAGATGCATACAGGCCAAGCGGTCAAGTGGAAAATTGGCCCACGTCGACCTGGAGATGTGCCGTGCTTGATTGCCAACCCCTCATTGTTCTGTAGGATGAGTGGATTCACATATAAGTATACAGTAAGAGACATTATTAATTCATCATGGGAATATTATAAAAATGGGTTTTGAAGTAAACGAGATTTCAGAGAAATCAAAAGGCGGCACTGAGTTGATGCGGATCGGTCTTGAGCAGAGACTGGATCCCGCGTTGATTGAAGACTTTCAAATCATTCCTTCACGAGTTCGTCAGCTCGATGAAAGCAAGATTCGTGTACTCTGGCTGCATGATCTGCCTGGTGATCCTGAATGCGATCACTTAAGGAATGGTGGCTACGAAAAATTCCACTTGCTTGTTTGTGTATCCAATTGGCAGATGCAGCAGTTTGCTGCATACTATCAGATTCCTTGGAGTAAGTTCATTGTTATTGAGAATGCAATCGAGTCGATTGAAGAAGATCTGATTCAAAAGCCGACAGACAAATTCAAGATGATCTATCACACGACGCCTCACCGAGGATTAGAGATCCTTGTGCCGGTGTTTGAAAAGCTCGCTGAGAAGTATGACTTTATTGAACTGGATGTGTATTCCAGTTTCAAAATATACGGTTGGGAGCAGCGCGATGAGATGTATCAAGGTTTGTTTGAGAAGTGTCGCGAACATAAGCAGATCAACTACCACGGCGTTGTTTCGAATGAAGAGGTGAAGAAGGCTGTAGCGCAGGCTCATGTGTTTGCTTATCCTTCTATCTGGGCGGAGACGTCATGTATCAGTTTGATGGAGGCAATGAGTGCTCGGTGTATTTGTTTGCACCCCAACTACGCAGCATTGTACGAGACATCCGGTGGCACTACTGTGATGTATCAGTGGCAAGAAGATAAAAACCAACACGCACAGGTGTTGTATAACCACCTTGACAACATTATTACAAACCGTAATGATGGAGTGCTGTATAATGTGACCAACGTTACGAGAAGCTATGCTAACCTTCGGTACAACTGGTCTCGTATCACAAATATTTGGACGGATGTTTTGACAATGCTCAAGCAACGTCATCTTACTACGGACAGTAGGAAGTTTCCTCAACCAATGTTTCACTATAAGATCGGTTGACTTTTATTGAGAAAGATATTACACTACAGGTGTAATAACTCATAACTTTATCTATGATACTCTTAGACCTTTCTCAAGTAATGATCTCCAACATCATGACACAGGTTGGACCGCACACTGATGCTATCCAGCCTGACCTTGTCAGACACATGGTTATTAACACAATCCGTTCTCTTAAAACAAAATGGGCGCCATATGGTGAACTTATCATTGCTTGTGATGATAAGAAGTATTGGCGCAGAGAATACTTCCCTGCTTACAAGGGTAACCGTAAAGCAGATCGTGAGAAGACAAACATCGATTGGCATACTCTTTTTGAAACTCTGAATGTTGTCAAACAAGAATTGAAAGACAACTTCCCATATAGAGTGATCCAAGTAGATGGTGCCGAAGCTGACGATGTGATTGGCTCACTGTGTTTTGAATTTGGCTCAGAACTAAATAATGGCGACGGTATTCTTATTCTTAGTGGCGATAAGGATTTTGTTCAACTCCAAAGGTTTGGTAACGTTACGCAGTATGATCCTGTCCGGAAGAAAGAGATTGTTTCTCCGAACCCGGAAATGTTTATCAAGCACTTGGTACTAAGCGGTGATCGTGGCGATGGTGTTCCAAACGTTCTTTCACCAGACAATTGTATTATTGAGGGTCAACGCCAAAAGACTCTTAGAGAGACAAAAATTGACGAACTGCTCAAAGCAGATTGGGATACGCTACCTGAAGAGATCAAGCGCAACTGGAACCGTAACAGTATGTTGATCGATCTTCGTAATATTCCTAACACAATTCGCCGTAAGGTTGTCGAAGAGTACCATGCTCAAGCTGGCAAGCCGCGTCGATAAAATCTTTAACTACTTTATTCAACACAAGATGAAAATGCTCATGGAGCATATTGGTGATTTCTAATGAAATACAGCATATCTGAAATTCTTTCCGCCTGCTCAAAGCTCGGCACAACAAAAGAAAAAGTAACATTCCTCCAACACTACGATAGCGTAACTTTGCGTGTGCTCCTCCAATACGCTCTGGACTATCGTGTTGAGTGGCTTCTGCCACGTGGGGTTCCTCCATACAAACCTTGCGAATACCTCGATCAGCAAGCGAGGCTGTTCCAGGA